GAGCAGCGTTACCGCCACCACCTTGGCCACCTGAACCAGCACCCAAACCACCTGAGTATGCGCCACCTCCGCCACCACCTGCGTAGTAAACAGCAGAGCCAGTGATGCTTGATTGAACGCCATCGCCGCCGTTACCACCATAGTTGGCTGTAGCTGCTGCGCCAGCTGCTCCTGCGCCACCGCCACCGCCACCGCCATAAGCGCTGGCTTGACCAGTAGAATTACCACCAGCATTACCTTGACCAGCAGTGCCTGAACCACCAGAATATCCTGAACTGTTAGCAGCAGCACCACCGCCACTACCGCCAGAGCCACCGCTAGTTGTTGGATATTGACCACCAGCACCACCACCTAATGCAGTTAAACTAAATCCAGTTGTGTTGCTACCAGTAGTAGCAGTGCTACCACCTGCACCCACAGTGAACGAATAAGTAGTGCCAATGTTTAGTGTTTGTGTGCCAGTTAGTAAACCACCTGCACCACCGCCACCACCAAGATAACTTGGGTTGCCACCATCACTACCACCACCACCACCACCAGCTACAAGCAAATAACTTGCAGTATATGTTGGACTATAAGTTTCACTGAACAATTTCCACAAGTTATCATTGCCATCATACCATTCTGGATTAGCTCTATCGCTGTTGAAACGAATTGTGCCTGATTTTGGAGTTGATGGACGAGCAGCATTGCCACCGAATGGTAATTGCAAACCACCAGTGTTTGTGCTCATATCAACAAGATTACTTGCTGCTACGATGTTAGCGTTACCACTAACTGTTGCAATATTGCCACCAAATGTTACAGTGCTTGTTGGCAAATAGCTTGCAACGTTTGAATTGCTGTATGTGCTACCGCCACCAGTTGCTGCTGTTGTTTGGAATGTGCCATCATTGAACTTGATACCAGCAGTGCCAGCAAGAACAACGTTACCTGCTGATTGAATTGTTGTGTTTGGATCTTCGTTTAACACTGCATAACGATTTGTTACACTTGCACCTGCACCAGACCAACCATTGGCTGTGTGAATACCAACAGCGTTAGCAATGATTACGTTGGCCTGCGTAGAGATTGCAATGTTACCCGAAATTAAACGAGCATATTGAATACTACTTGCTGTTGTGCCAGACGCCACTGTGGTCCAACCCATACTTGCATACAAACCGTTTTGATACTGAATGTTGGCGTTATTTCCGCCACCACCAGTAACAATTTGACTTGCAGTAGTCATACCACTGATACTGGATACGTTACCATTACCAATAAACACCGACTGTGCACCAATAGCACTTAATGGAGTCGATGCCTGACTTGCGCTAGACATTGTGCCCCAAGTTTTGCCACTTGGGAAAATATCAAGATGTATCTGATTGCTGCGAACACGATCACTGTTGGTCATAGTGTTAGCAGTTGTTGGATATATGCTTAGATAGTTTTCTGTTCCATATGTATTTCTGTTACCACTAGACGCATACGAACTTTGCAAGTTGATGTTTGCGCTCATGGCCATAATAACTGTCTGAGCAGTTGCAGGAGCTTGCAATACACCAGTTGTATATGTTGGTTGAACATATACAGCACTGACCTGATTTGATTGTGAAGTTGTTGGCAATGAACTTGCTGGACTTGCATTGACTAAAATGCGTTCGTTCACAGTATCAACTAATGTGTATCCTGCCAAGTTACCAGTAAATGTTGTGCCACTGCCAGTAGAATAAGCTGTGCCATTCGACCAGAAGAAACCGTTGGTAGAACTAATGTTGCCTGTAACCAAAGCTGTAGTTACAAACTGACCAGAAGTATTCAAAACGGCCTGAGATCCAACAGTAGTGCCATCAGAACTGATTGCAGCATTTAAGTAAATGTTATTTTTACTACCTATGGTTGTTTGGTTAGCGCTAGCATCTACCCAAGCATTGTAACCAATAATAGTAGTTGCTTCAGCTCCACCAAGATTAGATAATAATGGTTGAGGAGTTGTTGTCAATGTTCCACCAAGAGTTCCAGTGTAGGTTGGCAAGTAAGCCGCAACGTTTGCGTTACTATACGTTGTTGGGGTAACTGGCAAGTTAATAAGTTTACTACCATCACCGATAAAATAAGCACCTGCTGCTGCGTTAGCAGTGATATTGCCTTGTGCAGTAATTGTTCCGTCAGTGCCCAATGCAACTTGAACTGTGCCACCACCAGATGGTTCAACATAAATTGGGTTTCCGTAAGAAGTTGTTGAACTTGATCCAACTGACAATCCATTGGTCAATGGACTAAGACTTACACCAATTCTTGTAGCACCTGTGCTATCATTGATGCTGTTTACGTTATACAAGTTAGCAATATAACCATTTGAATATGATTTACTTGTTGAACCAATATTCAATAAGCCATTAATATATGGAGTGATGTTGCCAGTTTGAATGTTACCCGTATTAGTAACCAAGTAAGCTGCTACGTTGGCGTTGCTATAACTTGTGCCAGATGTAATAAAATTAGCATTGGCATAAGTTTCAAAAGAACTTAAATTAGCATTTGTAGAAGCAATGGCTGCATTGGCTGCTGCAATGTTGCCTTGTAATGAAATGATGCTTGAGCTATTGTTTAAACTGCCGCTGTAAGTTGGCAAGTAACTTGCAACGTTGCTGTTGCTGTAAGTTCCAGACTGCACTGGTAAGTTAATTAATTTACTACCATCACCAATAAAATAAGCACCTGCTGTTGCATTAGCAGTGATATTGCCTTGAGCAATTACTTGTCCTCCAGCAAAAACATTTGTGCCAGCCTGAATGCTTGCTGTGGCTGTTACTTGACCTGTTTGTGATAATGTTACGGCATTAACAAGACCCACTGTTTCAACAACAAAATCACGCTGAAAAGAAGTAATACCAGTTGTCTCAACATAGAGACCTGGTTGACTACCACTGCTGTCAACACGAACAACGGAACCACTTGCACCTGCAATATTGCCAACGTTGATAGTATCAAATGGAGCTGCCGGAGTTCCAATGTTATGTGTGCCAGATGTTGTAGTAATGTTACCAACCTGAACTGTGCCAGTGTATGTTGGAAGATATGCAGCAACGTTGGCGTTGCCATAACTACCAGTGCTGAATGTAGCATTTGCGTATGTTTCAAATGCAGTCAAGTTACCTTGAACACTGACAATAGCAGCATTAGCAGCAGTTAATCCACTGGTTAATGCATTGATTTGATTGCTTTGAATTGTGTTTGCTGCAATTTGTGCAGCATTAGCACCAGCTACATTTGCATTGATAGCAATGATTGTTGAATTTGTTGGCAAATAGGCAGCAACGTTACTGTTGCCATAACTACCACTACCACCAAAGTTAATTGGAACGTTGTTGGCCCACAAATAGTTGTTGGTTGCAATGATACTTGGAGCCAATGTTCCACCATATGTTGGCAAATATGTTGGCATGTAAGCCGCAACGTTGGCGTTGCCATAACTGCTTGATCCAGTTGGAATGTTGGTTAACTTACTACCGTCACCAACAAAGTAACCAGTTGCAACCACGTTGCCAGCATTAACGTTGCCTGTGACGTTGGCAGTTTGTGAAGTCAACAACTGAGCAATGTTAACATAGGCTGCTGTAATATTGCCATTGTATACTGGCAAATAGCTTGCAACGTTTGCGTTGCTATAACTTGCCGCTGCGGTTGTGATTGTTGTAATATTGGCCACACGACCATCAGTGCCCACAGTGATAACTGGGATAGTAGTCGCATTACCGTATGTGCCACTTGTTACCCCTGTTGGAGTTAATACTGTAAAAATTGGAGTTCCCAATGGACCTGTGGCTTGAACCGAACCATACAAGGCCAAGTTGCCACCCGATCCACCACCAGCATTGCCAGTGAAGTAACTGTAAACAGTTGTGTTACCTGTCGCTGGGTCAAGTGCAAAGTTTACGTTACCATTGTTGTCAAGCAATGTCAACAATTGTTGTGCGCTGTTCAAGACCGGAGTCTTGCTTGTTGTTCCATACAAACCTGTTGTGTTTGTTACTGCTACGTTAGCCATTATTAGTCCTTATTATCTTGCTGAGAAGCGTTGATCTCTACGTGGTTGGAAAATACTTGTCAATCGAGTATGTCCACCACTCCACTTGCCTTTGTTGTTTTGATCTTCGACGGTGTTCCACGCTTCTTGAAATTTGCCTGCCCATACAGCAGCGTCATCTGGCATCTTGCGTTTCAAATAGTATTCACGCAATGTGCCATAGACATAACCTTCGCTCCAAGTTTGAAGCACAACATTGTTTAACACTGTATTGCCGCTGTTGTCTGTTGAGAACAACAATGGCCAAGTTGTATAGTAATACATATTGATCTGAGCGCCCTCGCCCAACTTTGGCAAGAACTCATAGTTTTGACCAACTTCACCAAACTTACCACGATAGACTTGTGGAATGTTTACTGGTGTCAAGTATAAGTTTTGAATCAATTCTTGTGTGATAATGTCACGATCACCAATACGATCATAAACGATCCATGGGCCTGCCAAGTTACCTGAGTTGCCAGGTTGTCCTTGGTTAAAGAATATGATTGGTTTGTTCATATCAGGAGGAATTGGAATAGCACCATACTGGTCAGCAACACCAATAGTTGTATATGGGTTTGTGCGCAATGCTGGTAACTCAATGTTACGCATTGATAATTCTGCCAAGTAGATACATTGCTGTATTTCTGTTTGATTTGTTGAACCTGTAAAGTTCATTACATAAGATACTAATGCATTGGCATCAGAGATTTGTGTGCTCATTATTGTTGTCCTGGAAAATTAGCGCCTTCAAAAAAGGCTTTCTGACCAACTGCTGCGGGATAAGGCACTTCAATTGGTATTGGTAGTTTGCCACCTGGGTAACAGACAAATGCTGGATATTCTTGCTGAACAACACGATAGAATTGTGCTTTTAGCGTTCTATCTCGTTTGATTGTGTGCCAACTTAATCCACCAAAGTATTTGTTACCGATATCTTGTGCTAGAATTTCTGGTAGCTCAATCCATTTATAGCCCAATGTGCCATCTGGCATCAAAGGAGCAAGTGGATCAATCCAACCTTCTTCTGCTTTCTTTCTATATGCTTGACATTGCTCGCGGATATACTCCACATTTAATTGCTCTCGCTTGATATAGAACTTGCCATCTTCACGACCTGTTGTGGTCAAGATGTTTTTGCTCTTGTTGTAATCACTTCGCTGCCAATCACCTTTTAGAGTGTTGTATAGCTTGTCATTTTGCAGCAAACGATCTGCAATTCCATTGTCAGTGGTGACTAGACCACCCTTGTCCATTCTAAAGGCATCAGGATTGTGTTCTGGATCGGCATCATCCAAATAACTTTTCTTGTTGCCTGCGTAATCAAATTCTTCGTTCATAGATGTATTTAGTATTACTAGAAAAGAGCCCCTAAGGGCTCTTGTTATCTACTTTTTCTATTTGCCGTATAGTTGTCGGCATATTGTGCTACTCTAGTATCTGTTGCCTTTGTAAGACCTTTATTCCAGGCACCATTATGGGCTGCTCGTCTTGCCTCACTCCAGGGTTTTTTATTAGCTAAAGATTTTTTCTTTCGTGTTTCTTCTGATTGCGGAGCTCTTTTTAATGCAGCCTCACGCATTGCCGTTTTTGCCTCTTCTGACATTTTCTTACCTAACCATGGGCCCGGCTTACCTTTATTGCCATCAGTGCTATTTTGTGTTGCTAACATTATCTCAACATTGTCTGGACTATATGGTCCAATATCGTTAAATCTTGCCATACAATATTGTCCGTGTTTATTTCCACGAAGTTCCCATTTACCACTTTCTTCCCACATTTTCCACCAAGTTTCAAATGTGAATAACCATTCAATGCCTCTTTTATCTGCGGCACATTTTTGTTGACAGTATCTTGCTCGTGGTGTAGGTTTTTTCTTCTCCATAATATCTCCAATAAAAAAGGACTCCGAAGAGTCCTTTTATTTATAGTTAGAAAGAGATTAACTCTTAAAAACTTGTATTGTCCCAGGCGTTGAGGCGTTGGACGTATACAGATGGACGTAATTGACCTTCTGCGCCGTAGTTGTTTGTAGAACCACCGCTTACACCAACATAAGAACCGCTTGCGCTGATATCGTGCAATACTGCAACACCAGCTGGGTTACGAACGATAAGACAACCTTCAAGAATGAACTGATCCAAACTTGCGTCAGCGTTCGAGAACACTTCGTTGTTTGGTCCCAAGTCACGCAAGCTACCCCATTGTAGAACTTCTTCGTTCAAGAAATAGATTTGGTTGGAAGCACCAACTTGGTCCATAATCCAAGAATCGAAAATTTCGTATGTGTAGTTGAAGTCACCTTCGTATGTAGCGATAGTGTCACCACGCTCGCTGTTAACGCGGTTAATGCCACGTGATGTTGGCATTGTGTCGCTCAAGTGAGTGCGCAAACTTGTTGGGCAAACGATTGTGCGAATTTTTGCGTTGAAACGCTTTTCAGCAGTTGTAACCAATTGCTTATACAAACTTGGAGCGAATTGTTGCAAGTTAGAAGTATACTCATAGAATGAGCTACCAAGACCTTCACCATTGTTAGTGAAAGTTGTAGAACCAGCAGCAGCGGCTGTAGCACCGATTTCAAAAGCAGCGCCATTGAAGCCAGACTCGTTACCTGCGAATACAGCAGTTCCCAATGTATCGCTTGATTCAAAGTTGAACAAGTTAGTGATACGGTTAGAAGTGATTTGCAAGTTACCTGTGCCATCACCAACGCTGAATTGAGTGTGTGCCAGCGAACGAGTTCAAACTACCCATACGACGACCTGTTTGTGTTGCACCAGAAACTTGAACATTACCAGAGCTTGCTGTGCCGATGTAAGCTGCACCAGATTGGCCAGCATATTTTGTTCCGACTTGGTCGTTACGAACGATTTGTGCTTCCACATCAAACATCAATTCGATCAATTGCTTGACTTCTTGATATGCTTGAGGATCGCCACCAGATTGTTCAACAGCACGAGCTGTTCCAGTTGCACCAACAACTGTTTGGAAAATCTGAGTGTAGTTACCCAAGTTAGCACGGCTGTTGCTTTCTGGAGTAGCACTTGTAACTGCCATACCTTCTTGCGCAGCTTGAACTGCTGGAGCACGATACACATCGTTTGTCCACAAAGGCAAAGTAGAAACTACTTTACGCTTTTTCGCCATGCACATATTTAAGACTGGGGTATCGTCTTTAACGCGGTTGGACACATCTAAGTCCAAATCTTTTACTACGATGTCGGTCTGGTAAGCTGTTGTTCCGTTACCAATTGCCGAGGTTGTGATTGTTGCCATTATTATCTCCTAAATTAAGGCTTCATTTTATTTAACGACTTCTTGATGCTCTTATCTGTCTGAGTTGAGCCATCAATAAGTTGTCTGCGGCTTTTTTATCGCCGCCCCTGGCTTGTGAGCGAAGACTTTGAATCTCATCCTTTTCACCGCTGGGAATTGCTGTTCCGGCTTTGCGATTAGTCAGTGCAGCAATACTGCCACCTGCTGACTTGGCTTTTGGGCGATCACGATACTTCAGACCATCTCTAATCAATGACAAAATATGTTCATCACTGCTAATCAAGTCAATATTATCTACGCCTGGAACTAATTGTGACTTAGCTCCTGACCAATCTTTAGCCACTTTCTCACGAATCTCATTATAGACATAACTATTCTTCAACTCCTTATCCTTGAAATTCTTTCTATTGTTCTCAAGAATCTCATTTACTTGATTCTTGCGAATAGCATAGAACTGCTCAACATTTGGCTTCAACTGACTCACCACTGCACTTTGCTGACGAATATAATTTTCGTTTTGCTGCATTGATGCTTGAATTCTGGCAATTTGTGCCGGATCTCTTGCTTGTGCCAACTGTTGCTGGAAGGTGTTTTGATATCCCTGTGTCTTTATGATTTCATCGTAAGCCTTTTGTAGCTGCGGACGAACCGTAAATTCCATTGCCAACAATAAGCCCTCAGTTTCCTGACGCTTTTGTGTAAGGTATTCATCAAACTCTGCCTTTTCAACTTTTAGTTGTCGGGCATCTTCGCTAATTGCTGCTCCTTGGCCTAAAATGCTTGCTGCCTTCTTGGCGTCAATAACAATCTCTTTACCATTGCGCATAAACTTGAACTTGGCGTTCGGATTTTGTTCTGCGAAGTCTAAGAAATCTATTAACTCTTCGGCTGATGTATTTGCTGTGCTTACCTCTTCAGGGGCGACTGCATCATCAGTGGCATCTGCATCTTCTGCTGTTGTAGCATCAACTTCTGGCTCGGTGTTTTCGTCATCATTGACTTCAACTCCTTCTGGCGCCACAGGGGTCTCAGTCGCTGCCGCAGCTGGAACACCTGTTTCGACCGGATTGGTAGCAACTACTTGGTTACGCATTGCGGCCATTTTCGCAGCTATTGACTCCAAACCTGAATCAATTTTTTGGACGGGGACCGTCTCCGCTACAGGGAGATTAGGTGCATCCTGAACTATATTGTCCATTTACATTTCCTTTATGTGTTGGGCTCTACATTTGCTCGTTGCTCTTGTATCGTTACCACACGATTTTTTAACACTACTTGTCTTTTCAACAAGTTAATAAAACTATCTATAGCATTGAAGTGATTTGACAATGCTATTCGCTTGGCGTTATCCTCTTGTGTATAACCAGTGGTCTCATTTAAAGCATCCATCGTTTCCAGTTGGAACTGACGAACGAATAAAACGAAGTCACGGTTCTTTAACAGATTCTCGGCAGCGCTACCAAGATGTTTAACTTTGTCTGCTTGTGCAGTTGTAAGTTTGCTCAACTCAGTAACATTGACCAGGCGGTTATTAAACGCTTCAAATACATTATCTTCAATCATTTCAATTCCAATCTAAAGTTATTTATACTTTTAGGGTCCGTAGGCTCTGGCCTTGTGTTCACCTATAAGTGCTACACCTTCTAGCTGTTTGCTTGCACTTGTGCCTTCAACATCAGCTTTGATTTGTTGTGCTTTCATTAAATCTAATTGTGCACCTGCTGTGTCTGCTTGTGCTCGTGCTTTGTCAGCAGCAGCTTTGGCCATTGCAAGTTGTTCTTGTGGGCTTGGGCCCATTTGTTGTTTGACTGCTTGAGCTTGTTTAATCATATCAACAACTTCATCTTTGGTTGGTAGATATGCGTCAGCATCTTTACAGCCCAATGCATACAAACTGTCTGCATATGGTTTACGGATCTTCTCAAACATAGTTGGGGTTAATGTGCCCTGAGCAACTGTGGCCTGAACTGTTTGATACAATTGTGTTTGTGTTTGTGCAATTACTTGTTGGCGTTGTAAAGCATTTTCATCGCTGCGCATACCCAATGCCAAGTCGATGTGAATTGTTTTGCGATCATTGAAACTCATATTCTCAGCAAAGTTTTCATAATCCATAAACACAGCTTTGCCTTCTGGGTGGAACTCTTGTGCAAGTTTCTTGACACCATAGTCATCGCCATATTGGATCAAGGTGCGCCAAATCAACCAAATAGCATCTTTAAGACCTTCTGCACAGTTTTTGACTGTGTTATCTTGAATAATTTGATTTGGTGTAAGAGCCAACTGCAACTTGATACCGCTGTTGCCCGGTGCCATAACTTCAGGATTAAATGTATCCTGTGGAGTTGTCATACCAATCATAGCCATTGTGTCTTGTTGCAATCTGTTCATTGCAGTGTCAATGAACTGTAGATTACCGTTTGGCAATGGTAATGGGTAAATGTCTTTGGTTGGGTCAAACTTGCTGTCCAAAATAAAGATAGCAGCTTCGCCATCTTGAATCATCTCAAAGTCTAATTTGTCTGGTTTAACACCAATACGGGGAGTTGCTTGTAGCAAGCCCATTTGTAGTTCTGCTCTGTGACCACTTGTTGCATATTCTTGCATTGGAACTACAGATTCAGCAATACTCATACCATAGAAGTTTTGTGCAAGTGGTTTTGGAACCATATTTGCAATTGGTATGAATTCTACTTCACGGGCACTGATAACATATTGACCACTATAAATCAATTCTACCAGTTCAAGTTCGCCATCTCCGTCAATGTCGTATTTGTTATAGACGGTTAGCACAGTGACTTGGCGTGCTTCTGGTTCTTGGGCAGCATAGCCCTGGGCTGGAAGTCCATTGATTGGCACCGAGTCTCTGGCGTGCAGTGCTAAGTTGTTTAACAACGATCCAGCCTGATACGCTCCTACATTACTGTATTCGGCATAGATTTTGAATTCTTCTAAATCAATGTCAGGATACAGTTCTGTGGCTTCTTGAATGCTCATTGGCTTGTAATAGCCACAGAATGGTTGTTCTTCAATACTGATAACAGTTGGGTCACACATCCAATAGTGTTGTGCGATTGGTCTGAATTTAATGTTTAGATTATATCCAGTTAGTTTGTATTTGGCTTCGTAAACAGTGTTGCGACGAATTGCTGCATTGATTTCGCTTTGCGTATCTTCTGTTTCAAGATTGGGCGCATCTTCTGTCATTGCATCAAAGTCACCATCAGCAGCTCTGAAGCTGATATCAATGTGATGTTGAATTGTTGCTGCTCTTTGATCCTCTGGCAAGTGTTGAACATATTGTTGAATCTCTGCCATGGCTTTTTGATAATCAACCTTTTGCTTACGACGACTTTGACGCAATGCTTTTAAGCCAGCTTCTTCTGCTTGTTGTTCAAAAGCTGCAAGTTGGTCTTCTGTGCCCTGTGTTGTAACATAGCGTGTAAAACTTTCACGCATTGGGCTAACCATCATCTCACCGTTTTTGTGCAAGCAAGCATCCATTACCCAATGTTGCAAAATAAAATGTGGGTCATTGTTGCTGTTGATGATTTTGTTTACCATATTTGTTGCTTGACGGGCTGCGTCAGCATCTGCTTCATCATCTGCAACAAACTCAAATTGAATTTCACCGTTCTGTGCTAGACCTTTGGTGATGACTGCTGTAGCGTAATCTACTGTGGGCTTGACAACTGGATGGATGTAATCTAGACCATTGACTGGTTCTGTTGATTGTGTAACTGCCAGAACCAAATAGTGATAGTCCGAGCTTCTGTTGATATTGTTCTTGGTGGCCAACAAACGCAGGTTTGCTGCACATTTTGCGTCAAGCAGCGACTTCATTTTTACAAAGCGGGCCATCATACCCTTGTGATTGTTTAAGTTACTGATGACTACGTTTTTCAAATCTAACATTTTTTATCCTTTGTTAATGTCTGCACAATTAATCTTTAATAATCCAGGCAGCGTGTGGTAAATTCACATCTGTGTGCAATTTAATACCTTTGGCAACAACAAATTCATCCACTGCCTTACGTGCTCCCAAACAACTTGGAGCCTGATAGTCATCAAACGCCACGATTCCACCAGAGACCATTTTTGGCCAAGCAAAATCCAGAGTAGCCAAATAACCTTCATACAAATCCAAATCAAGATGCAAGAATGCAATTTTGCAATCATCTTTACCTGCAAATGTGTCAGGGATCCAACCTTTATTGATTTCTACTGAGGGCTTGTCTTTGAAATATTCAACAACAGTGTCATAGTTTGCATCATTGAAGTCACCAGCTTTGTGCATATTATCGTGTTCTGATTGTTGTGGTAAACCTTCAAAACTGTCAAACAAACGTAGTTGTCTTTGTTTGGGCATACGATCATAAATCATTGATGCTGATCCACCATTGTATACTCCGCATTCCCAAAATTCACCATCAGCAAGAGTAACTGCGTTATCTAACAAAATATTCAATGCAGTTATGTTTTCTCTTGACAAAATTGTTGGTAGCATTCTTTATTATCCTATCGATTATCTATTATTTAGCTTCCCAAGTGGCTTGTATTTTTGCTCTACGCTCAGTAGACCAGGCAGCATTCTTGCGTCCAGGGGGTTTAGGACGTTTGTTTAGTTCTGCAAGTTTAGCAAGAGTTTCAGGTGAATGACGATGACCTTTTTGCCAACCCAATCCATTGGCACAAGATTCACTATGATTTTCATTGCTTGTTACTTTGCGCACATTATTTGGATGGTATGGGCCCGTGTCACCGTTGCGTGCCATTACAAGCTGTCCTGATTTTGTGCCACGATTTACTATGTCATCGCCCCACCATTCTAACCAGGATTCATAAGTAAATTCCCAGTCAATGTTGCGTATTTTAGCAAAGTGTTTTTGATTATTGTATTTTTTACGATATGAGTTCATACACTATTTTAACTTATCTGCCTGATGGATCCCAAGCCCGTTTCCATTCTGGCAAATCATTTTGTTTTTGCCATTGTGTTGACTGATACTGATGACGATAATCACGCATACGCTGTTGAGGGCTGCGTCCGTCCCAGGGTTCAGCAAGACCATTTAAGCATCCAAGTAATGCGTATCTGGCACTATCAATACAGTCATCTGGATCACTGAATCGGCCTTTTTCATCTACGAAATAGTTTTGTGCTTCACGCAAGAACTCAACGCAGTTTTCATTGATGTGCAGTGTGCCCATCTCTAGCATCTGACGCATCACATTTATACCAAACGATTTGTGGTTAGTTCTGCGACCTTGATCGTCTGGAGGATTCATAATAGCCTCAGGCAACACATTGAGTTCATACTGCTCAAAGAATTCTCTGATACTCTGTGAACTCATTGTATATCTGCCCTGTGTTGATGCGTCAGCTGGCAACACAATCGGAGTGCCAAACACTTCTGGTCGCATTAGATGATTTACATAGTTCATTGGGTTGGCTTCTTCGATGCCTTTGACCACAATCTGTGTATGCAGCCACGCTTCCTTTTCAGTAGGATGCCAATACATCAAGCTCACAACTGTTTTATCGTTGACAAGACCCAAGTCAAGTGCAATGATTCGGTGCAAGCCCTGAATGTTGCGTAAATCATAATCGCCAGTTTTATAAGTGGGCCAGTTGCGTATCTGAAACACGGCACCTTTACCCATAACAGGCTTACCAGCAATACGTGCTTCACGCTCGTGTGGTAAGTAATCTCGCTCAAGCTGTCTGCGTGTCTCCATTAACAAGAATGGTTCGCCCCAAGGATCATACTCTGGCACATCATCCCAACTTACACGAATATGCTTATAGCCATCTTCCCAGTTCCAGAACTTGCTTACAAGTCCGTTGAGTCCTTTAAGTGGCGTAAATGAACAGAGAACTTGGCCCTGCGTTGTGGCAGTTCGTGTGACAATCTCGCTAAAGAAATCGTCAGGGGGTTGTTCATCAAATACGGCAAGGTTAAGTTTGAAACCCTGCATTTGCCTGACTTCTTGCGTGTAGTTAGCAAATAGTAGATAACTGTTTGCACCGCTGCTATGACGGACTTCAACACCCATACAGTTAGCCCCATCAGCACGCATAGTGTCAAACACAATAGCATCACGAGGTATAGCACCAGTGCCAACATCGTCTCGAATCTTGATATCATTTGTTCCCAATAACTCTTTTTGCAATACTAGGGCAACCTGTGTCCAACCCTCACCAGCTACCATTGCGTTAACTGGATGCGTAAAGCGTTTGCCTTCCCACCAATCGGGATATTCACCAGTCAGATGCATTGCTGTTTCAAAACAAGTTGACACAGTTTTACCAATACGGTTAGCGGCCAGTATGCCTCTACGGTTACTTGCACCTGTGCCAAAGAATTTACGTTGATGTTCAAATGGTCTAAAGTATTTGAGTTGATTATACTTCATATCATCCTGCACAACTGACACAAGTTCCATAAACTTATATCTTGTATCGGTGGGCAATTTGTCTACAAACTCAATGCCAAGACCGTGTCGTTCGCAACAGAAGCGAATGGCTCTGCGCATCAATAATGACTCATCAATCATTTTAATGTATTACGGATTTCGTTTAGTTTGTGGGCAGCTTCGGCCAAGTCTCGGATTTCTTGTGGCATCAAGATCCAAGTGTCTGGCCGGGCTAAATCAACACTGCCTCGTTTGTCAAGACCAGCTTGCAAGCGTTCCATAGTCAGTCGTAGACAATGCTCAATCTGACCCGGATACTTGTCGGCAAATGCCTCACGGTGTGCAGCATTTACCTTTTGCAATATCTTAACATCAGCAACTTGTTGCGCTGCTAAGTTTGTGTTGGTCACATTGACCCCCACGGATTATCGTCCAACAACTCACCTTGTGCAACGAAATCACGGTCGATCCAAGTGTCCCATTGATTTGACTTGTTAACCTTTTGCTTCATCATAAAGTTGCGTAATCGTGAACCAACTGGAGTATAAGTGCCATTAGCACGACGAACAATCTGCTCACCAGTGCGTGGATCAATCCAAGTTAGTTTTTCTGGCACCTTCTGACCAAACTTGTTAATCTTTTGACCAACTGGCACTTTGGCAATTGGACCCAAGATTTCATAAGTGATTACATTGTTGTCGTATTTGCGAAACACAACCTGTGCTTTAACATCTTGTGCTTTCCATTCTGGATGTGGATGTGGAAAGCTGTTGGTGCCAAATCTGGTGACCAAGTTAAGACCTTCAAGCTCTGCTGGTCGTGGAGGCACATCTTTGAGTGCATCTTCGGGGATCAAATCGACCTTATCCAAATATGGATTCTCGGTGCCGGTAAATGCTGCATCAGGCTCTGCACCATTCAACACATCCATTGCGATTTGATATTTGAGTTTGTTGCTACGGCCTTTGAGATTCAACACAATGCCAGTTTGATCATAGACAAAGCGTTGTAGTTCAGTGGCTGTGGGGAAGTCAGTCATTAGACCTTCCATATCAAAGCCATGGTCGATTAACACTGCTTGCTTTTTGCCTGGCTTAACAGGCTTGTTGGGATTTGCTGTCCACTCTACATCAGCTTCAGGTTTAACTTCTGATTTTGCGTCTGCGGGAGTTTCTGCTTCGATGGGATCCAAGTCCCAAGAGATTTCTGGCGTTTTTGCGCCTTTGACGGGTTTGTTCATTTCTGTTCCTTAAAATAAAAATATGGCCAGATTACACTCTGGCCATCCAGTGTTTATGCGCTGCGAGATTTCTTAGTGCTACGGCCAACTTTAACACCTTCTCGTTGAGTTTTCTCATAAGTGTTGTCGTGAATGCTGCCACCGTTTGTATATTCAAACTCGGCATATTCGTGTGCTCGTTTAGCATAAGCATCATTGATAATAGTTGCCAATGGCTCACGGTCTTGTTTGGCTTTCTGGAAGCTGGCTCGTTTGCCTTCTGCTCCATTAACACCAACTCTGGGACCTTGTGCCACATTAACATTATCTACAGCGTAGATGTTGCGGCAAGTCCAGCTTGATTCTGTTTCTTTACTGATTTTTACTGGACCTTTTTTTGCTTTGTCGTTGTTCATCATTTTTTAGTTCCTTTTGGTTTTCGTGCTGTTTTAGCCGCAGCACGAAATGCTGCCGCTGTGGGTGCGCCCTTTGTGCCAGGCTTGCGCATACGTTCACCACTGCCAGCAGCTATTCTCTCACGCTTGGCTTGTATGTTTGCGTATAAACCCTGCTTGGCCATTATTCTGTCCAGCCACTCACAGACTGAACTGCTGCTGTTGCATTAGTTAACTGTGCTGGATAATCCCAAGTTAAACCACTTGTTGGACTACCGATTGCTGCTGTCAACACAATTGTAGTGTTTGCTGCTGGAGTATAATAAGTGATGTTGGTTGAACTGATTGCATCAAACTTTGCTGGCTGACCTACTGCGCCACCCAATGTTTTGTCTACCCAAGCAAGTGCGGCTTGGTCAGGTTGTGAGTTTAACAATCTGGCACTTGCAGTCAATTGATATGTGATGTTGCCAAGTAAACTGAAAACACCAGTTGAGCTGTTGTAGCTTACTGCGGTGCCTGTGTTGACATCAGTAGTATCCATAACTACTGTTGAAGCACGACCAGCAGACAAGAACACTGTCTTGCCAAGTTGGTCAGTTGTTGTGGTATAAAGTTGATTTGGCGTAGAGTTGTGAACACTAACTACGCTTACATTTGCTGTTGTCATTATTTGAATCCTCGTAATGTCTCAGCCAATCTTGCTCGTCGGCCCAACTTGCCACCTGCTTTGGCTGCTTTGGCAAGTTTCTTTGCTGGGATCTTTTCGCCCATTGGCACACCCATTTCTTTGTGCAATGCTCCTGGATGTGTAATAGCACCCTGAATCCATTTGCCATCGTGACCTTGTTTTGCCATAATATTAATCTCTCACTGGTGTTACATACACAGTTGTTGACGAACTGGCAACTGCTGCGATGTAGATTGTATTTGTATTTTGTGCACCAAAGTTGCCCGAAACAACTTGGCTTGACGATGGAGGAATAGCAACAACGCCTGGATAACTGTTACCTGTTGTTGGCACTACCAAGTTTGCAGCCACTGTTGCACTATTGTAAATGCCAACAAAAACTGGAATAGTTGTGCTGCCATTAACAATATTAAATGTATTTGTTATTGATGGAGCATAAGCAACATTACTAGCAGTTGATATTGCTGTTAATGCTGTAGATGTTCCAATTGCAATAAAACCTTGAGATGACATAATTATTTGTTTCCTACATTGATTTTATCTGTGTTACCATAGTGCAACATTGTAAAGCCAGGTTCAATGTTGTTCTTGGCTTGTGCTGCTGTGCTGATGGTTAGACGGCGTTTGTCAAATGTTGCGGCAGGACCAACATCCATTGGACTATCGCTCTTGTTGCCAACGCGGGGACCCATACCATAGTTCTCACCCATTGTTTTGCTGAATTGATTGTGGCTGTAACGGTCAGTTGAGCTGTCACGGTTAACACCTTTGCCCAACATACCTGAACTGGCAAGACCCATATCGTTGCCAGTTACATCTGCTTTGTTGCGAGGACCGGTCTCGCCAACATTCTTTTTCATTGTGTTGCTAGTCTTGCGACCTAATGTTGTATTTTTCATTTTAATATCCTTTTAGTTTTTTAACAGCGTGATGATGGTCTTCGTGCATTCTGCCATCACTGTGTTTGTGTTCTGCTGGGTTGCTCTGACGAGTTTTCATCATTGGATGTTCCATACTATGAACATCCTCTTCCAACTCGCTACGCTGTTCTGTATAACGACCTGCTTTAGGCATATGTTTGGCTTCACCGGCTAATGCGCTACGCCATTTTTCACTGCCTTGTTTCATAACAGCATCTGTAGGATTAAGTGTGTAAACACCTTTATTACTCATTGTAGTTCCTTTTATAGTTTGCCGTCACTGAAACGGTCTTCTTCTGGATTGATTAACTGCCCTTGAGCACGAGTCATCATATTGCGATCTCTGACAACTTTCTGTGCTTCAACATCTCGTGCCACTTTTTCGTGATAATGACGACTGCGTTTTGCGCTGTGTTCGCTGTGATGCGCTGTAGAACGCTCTTTGCGATCACGCTTTTTAGCTTCACCAGCTTCACTGTAGGCAATTGCTACAGCTTGTTTCTGTGGCTTGCCAGCAGCCATTTCAGCCTTGATGTTATGCTGAAATGCTTTGTTGCTTTTACCTTTTTCTAATGGCATTTTATGTCCTGTTGTATCTTTTATTTATTGTTTGTTTGGGGGTCGGTGTCGATGACCACAGATGGGGCATTCATCATTCATATACATTTAACCACCCAATCCAGTTTGTGGGAACGATCTGGCATTAACTCTGGCATCACTGGGGTTCAACTTATCAATAGTTTTCTCGTGATAGTTCTTGCTGATGTTAGCCTGAAATGCACTGTGCGGCAATGTGAATGTTGGCTCTGTTTTAGTTTGGCCCCGAGTTGAGTGACCAGTTATGCCCAGTCTGCCTGTTGTCATTGTCATTTTTTAGTTCCTGGTGCAGCAGCCAATGCAGCAAGTGCGTCAGCAAATGCCTGTGCTTTGTCTGCGATTGCGTCTTCTGATTCTACAACTTCAACCGATTGTAAATCAGGCATCAACTTACCTGCCAAAAGTGTGTGATATTTTAAGGTCAAAGCATCATTTGACTGACGGGCTTTTAAAAAGTCCTCAATTAATATTTCTTCATAAACTTGACCACTTTTGTCATACAACATGTCAATTACCGTTTGGACCGTTGCCTTATCTATTTTGTTTTTACTTCCAGGTTTTCTTCCGGCACCTTCTCTGTGGCCACCGCGATTTGATTTTTTAATGATATCTTTATCAGACATAATGTAACTCCAATTCTATTCCAAATAATGCACTAATACCAGGTATCATATGTTTAATCTCTGCTGCATTCTTTTCTTTAATAACAGAAAAGAAGTTTGTTAGATAATGATACTCAAACGAATGACCTGAGATTTTCTTTAATTCTTTATTAAATTCTGGCCAAATGACAGCGACTTTATTTCTTGTGCCAGTAACTTTAATTTGTATTTCTGGTCGTCTTGCTATAGCACGCGCCACATCATATGGGGGATAACCATTGCTTCTGTTGAAACTATTTGGATTATCTCTGGCATTTAACTTCTTGAGCATTTTAATCTCAAGTGCCATCATTTGTTTTTTGGTGCCATATCTTAATATTTTGCGTGTCCATCTTTCAGGATATTGTTCTATATCAGGTTTGGCATAGATACTGCTACAGATATATCCATCGTCGGGAGTTCCTTTATGATAGCCAACATACCATCTGCCATCATCTCGTCTCCAACGGTAAACAAACGCTTCATTACTCATACAAATATTTAGTCAGTTAAAATATCTGCGGGAGGGCAGTAAAAAAGCCCCATTTAAGGGGCCTTAACCAAACTGCGTCTAGTGCGGGGCTTTTTCACAATGGGTTCTGCTGCGGGAGCATTGAGCCAAGTAATCTGACTTGGTGTGTAGCCGGGATGGGCAAGTGTGGCTTTGCGCTGTGCCATTATGGCATTCTCTGCTGCCACTTCTACTGTAATCTCAAAATGCTTGATGAGTTTTATCTTGTATTGGTTCATTCTGTTATGGTAATGCTGTGTGTTTGGTTTGAGATATACTCTTGTAGTTCATAGTGGGGTTTATTCCAGTTCAAACTGCCTCTGTTTGGAGTTAAGGGTCTGTCTGTTAAATGTCCATCACAGAGATGTGCGCCCCATATGCCCTTAGTGTATTTTAACTCTTTTCCGCATCCAGGACAAAGGGGTTTGACCACAGCTCTGCGTTTATGACCTCTGGCATCTGTTTTTTCTATTTCTTTTATGGGTTCGTCAAAATCCCACTTGTAGTATTCATTGACTTTTTTGAGTCCGGGATATAATATCTTATAGACTGTGATTAGTGTTTTCTTGCTCATTGTGTATTTACGGAAACCGGTTTTCAATTGGATTAAATAAATCTATAATAAGGAAATGATATGAACCGTAAAGTAAAATATGATAAGAACGAAAACAAGTTTTTTGGTGCTAATAAAGTATCAGTGATGCAGGCATTTGAAACTGCTGTGTTGTTAATGGAACAGGCTGGCTGCACCGAAGAAGACATTATGAAGTATGTGCATATGGTGCATATGGGTTGGATCCGTGATGGAGCATTAGCACCCTAGTATGTTGAGT